TGATGGATGCAGTGACTATTTTCTACCTAATGTAAATGAGTTACTCTATGTCTGGGAAAATAGATCATTACTAGGTATGACATGGCCAAATACTTATGTATGGTCTAGTAGTCAATACGACTCGACAGCTAACTCGTGGGGCGTGAATTCGAGCGGTGGGGTGTACGGCCGCAGTCGGAACGGTCAGTGTGGGGTCGTTCCTGTCCGGAGAGTAGTAGTATAGTAAATAGTTTTGTAGTATAAACTATTTACTATACGCTGGTATATGGTCATATCTTAATTCTTAACTCCATATATCAGTATAAGCAGTTTATACTGATATATGTCATTGTAACTACTTAAACTCTTTAAAATTGGGAAGCGTCGGAATTTGCTATAGAAGTAGTAAACTACTTCTATACCGTACGATTGAAAATCGTAGGAAAGGAGACGCTTAAACTCTCCAAATAGTTTATTTTATCTATAAGGTAGTGTAGGATAGGTAGTAATATCCTACACTACCTATCCTTTAATCCTTTTATCTCATACGAAATTCTTATGCCATTAGCTTACCAGAAGATACAATTATATAAGGTCGGATTGCAAGTAATTACAGAAATGCATAAATATGTCAGTAAAATGAATAAACTTTATAAATATTCATTGGGCACCAATTTAACTAATACTATGATGTATTGTGTTGAATTAATTTGTTGGACATATACTGTTCCTGACGATTTATCTAAATTTAATGGATTACAAGTACTTAAAAATAATATAACTGCAGTCACTATTCAACTTAATATTGCCTTACACTTAGGAATAATAAAAAGAGCTAAATATGAGTATTTCATTATTGAATTAGTAAAAATGTTAGAACAAACAGATAAATGGATCAATTCTTTAAAAGTAAATAACTAATAATACTTAATATAATTATTCCAAATTATACCTAGTATATTGTATATCTATCTGTCAGAATAATATCTTCCTAATGAAGTTATTAGAGTACTATCATCTCGGTTTATACTACCTTCTATGGTTATATTTTATATTTCATATAAATACTATCGAAGGCGGAAACGTCTTCGATGGTAACAAATGTATAAACTACAATACTCGACTGCTGACTCGTGGAACGTGTATTCGGGCGGTGGGGTGAACAGCTACGGTCGGAACGCTCAGTATGGAGTCGTTCCTGTCCGGAGATGATATAATGATAGATATACTACCCGACAATGAGATATTATTTGAGGAGTTATTACACGCCTATTTGGATTGTCGAAACTCAAAACGTTATAAAAATACCCAACTAGATTTTGAATTAGATCATTTAAACAATCTTAGACAGTTATTGGTAGAATTAAATACATACACATATCAAATACAACAATCAATAGTATTTATTATTACTGATCCTAAAATTAGAGAAGTATGGGCAGCAACTTTCAGAGATAGAATAGTTCATCATTTGATATATAACAATCTTAAATATATCGAAAAAAGATTTATCGAAGATACCTATAGTTGTATCGAAAATAGAGGTACCTTAGCTGCAGCTTATCGTCTAGATCATTTTTGTAAAAGTATAACCCATACATATACAAAAACAGCATATTATTTCAAATTTGACATTACCAACTTTTTTGGATCTATAGATAAAAATATTTTATGGAATATAGTTGAACCTTTAATTAGTAGAACTATTATCAAAAAATTATTATACCAAGTTATATTTAACGATCCTACAATAGATCCTATTTATATGGGTAATTATCATAATGAAGTATTACAATTGCCTCAACATAAATCATTATTCAATAGACCAAAAGATGTTGGATTACCTATAGGAAATATCACCAGTCAATTTCTAAGTAATCTATATCTCAATATATTAGATCAATATATCAAACATCAATTACATTGTAAATATTATTTAAGATATGCAGACGATGCTATTATCTTAGATTACTCTAAAGATAACTTATTGTACTATCAAAAAATTATAAATGAATATTTATATGATCAATTACATCTAACATTACATCCCGACAAATGCTATATCAATGAAATATCTTCCGGTATAGATTTTGTAGGATATATCATTTATCCATACTACACACAACTAAGACCACATACTATTGAAAAAGTATTTAAGATAACTAAAAATAAAAAATATCTTCCATTAGAAGATTTAACAGCTTCCATAAATAGTTATCTAGGAATGCTAAGACATACAACATCATATAATACAAGAAAGTTAGTATGCCAATCATGCCATATTCCTATGATAATAGAATACAATGATACATATACTAAAGTTTCTTCTTTTTCTTAATTTCCACATATAACACAAAAAATTACAGGAGTATATCTTTATGCAATCAGGTACGTATACAGTAGAACGGATCTCTAAAATTTCAGATACTCTTGGATCAGATCAAGTAGGTCTGTTTGGTAAAGCTGGACTTACTACTTCTCTCGTAGTCAATAGTACTAACGTTAAGATCGTTGAAATGGATGAATTGTTAGACAACGGTACTATTTTCTACACTATCCAATTTGGTACAGAGTTTAAAATCTATAAGAACTCTACATGGAAGTCTGTGGTCCGAGACAATGCAGGTACTTTTGAATATCTTGATGCTTCTGAACAGTGGGTAGCTGCTAATGATAGAGATACAGCACTTGCTGAAGCTACTCTTATTACTAATAATCAAATGACAGCTACTATACTTAATACTATTCCCATGAGTGCATATACAGAAACGCCTTCTCTTTTGACTGTGACGTATGGAGTAGCCAGTGAGGATAATGGTATCATCGGAGGTAAAGTTGTAGCTACTTCTAATAAGACATTTCCTGAAGGTACAGATGTCAAATGGCGTATCAGATCCATTACTGACTCACCTATCAATATCCATGGCGTATCTTTGAGTTGGAATTAATATCACATCCTTATCTTTTATATCTATATAGAGAGTCTCTCTATTATGAGAGACTCTCTATATATGTTATTACACATTGTTCTATATAGTTAACTACTACTCTGAAACATACTATAATTTATATTCGATTATATTCATATTTAGAATATCAATAAGGAGATATATCAATGATAGATATAAGTGCATTATGCTCATTTCCATCAGGCACAGAAGCTGAATGGAAACTCTTAACTACACCACTGCCGGTAAATAATATATTTTATGCTACAGATATCAATATACTCAAACGAGGTGATGGTATACATCTTTGGGACGATCTGCCTATCTTTTTAGATATAGCTACTATTGAAAGCAATTCTGAATATATCGACAAATTGCTAACGTTAAATGGGACATACAAATCTACACCATTAATGACTTCAGAAGATGGTACTCAAATTATACCCGCTTTCGGAAATACACATATACCTACAGGATTTGTTACTATTTGGTTTTCTGAAAATTTACCTAGTGGATTTCTAGAATTAGATGGATCATGGTTATCCAAAACCACATATAGTAAGTTGTATTCTATTTTAGGAGATAGTTATGGAAGTACTGATACGCAATTCAGACTTCCAGATACTCGAGGACAGTTTATACGAGGTTGGTCACATGGTACATCTACTGATCCTGATAAAGATCTACGTACAGATAGAGGAGATACTACTACAGGAGATCATGTAGGTACTATTCAGGCATGTGAAATCCAATCCCATAATCACAATACTTTAGGTGACCTCAAAGAATATACTGTCAGTAATACAACTACTCTTTATGATATCCGGAGCTCTAAATGGGTTGGAGATTTTTCTGTCGAACCAACTGGTGGATCTGAAACTAGACCTAAAAATATCAACGTAATGTTTTGTATTAAATATTGAGGAGTTCATGAATAATGCCTGCACCTAACGTATACAATTATCACCACATTACTTTTGAATATACAAATACTAGTATTGCTAAATTAGATCCGTTAGAAACAGTACATAGTGGAGTAGATACATATCTCCTACCAGCAAATGCTACATTTGAAGAAATACCTACATATACTACTAACCAAATTCCAATATTTGATATCACTACAAATACTTGGTCTGTAGTAGAAGATTATAGAAATATTCCAGTATGGGATGGGGATGGTAATCCTGTCACTATTACTGAATTAGGTCCATTACCTTCTGGTTATACTACTACTGAACCACCTATAGATTATCTAAAACTCAGAAGTGATCTTGAAAATGATATCAAAGAATATAGAAAATCTTTATCATATGGTGGAGTATATATCAATAATGTCAGATTTGGTACAGACCTTACAGACTTTACGTGGTTAGAAAGTGCATTATCTTGGTATCCTAAACATTGGAATGATAATCCTATCAATACAGATATAGATACCCTAACTATCGATACTACTAGTAGAGGATATTTTAATTCTCCTATCCCTATAGACGTTACTGTCGGATGTCTAGTAACTCTAGGGCCACCAAAACATTTTATTGTAGATACAGTATCTACAGAAACTACTTCAGGAACTGGACATTTTGCATTATCTATAGAAAACTATATCAAAGTAAATAGTGAAATTTTAGTCGATACAGAAACTATCACTATATCGAATATATCAGACACCACAGGCACTACTATAGGTAGTGTTGAATTTACAGAAGGTACTTCGTTAACTATAGGTACACATACCATATATCCAAATATACAATTTCCTGAATATAGAGTAAAAATAGTAGCATTAGAAAACGATGGTACTAATACAAATGATGTAACGGTAGAAGGAATTTCTACATCAGATATCATACTCAAATCTATCAATACTATGTTGTATCCTTCAGACGCTGAAATATTGACATATATAACAAACAAATTATATTACAATGTAGTTAATGATACTCATCAAGAAGTTAATATTGTTGATATTGTAAATATCTTAGGTACTAATTATGTAAGAGAAATATATACAGAACCTTTTCTCAATTGGCAAATTACTACTGATGATGAAATGGGATTTTATAGTTTACAAGTAGATGAAATAACTTTGCGTACTGTACATGACATCATTGCTGATTTTAAAGAAGCTTGCTTTGATGCACAAGCTACAAAGAGGGATGAACTCTACAATACATCAGATGCAGAATTAGTAAATTTTGATGTAACTACTGGATGGCCATCTAGAGAATTTACTGTATAACATTTAAGACATAAGAGAAGGGACATATCCCTTCTCTTATGTCCTATATACTTATAGATATTTTTATCTACGAATTTTCTAATATATTAATTCTATCTCGTAATTCATCTATTTCATTTTGTAATTCCGAAATACGTTTATCTTGTCTATCCCGTAATGCTACAATGATAGGATTCAAAATAGCTTCTACATACCTCTTTATCTTTGGTAATTCATATGTACTCATAACTTACTTCTCCTTTATGTATGATAAAAAATAATAATTCCAAGTTGTATATAATGTATATAAGAGAGGGACATTACATCCCTCTCTTATATTACAATACTATTTACTATATCTTATCTCTATCTACCAAATAAGTCAACATATCTTTAAAGAACTCGTTTGTAAGGATACCCACAAAGAGTTGATCTTTAATATCCTTATTTTCTTTTCTAGATTTCTTTGCCATAAAATCTGAAAGAAACCAATCAAACTTTTCCATAGTATAATGACATAGACCTTTAAGTACTTGAATACGAAACATATTGCGATGATGATCTTCTTTCATCTTAAATCTTTGTTCTTCACTCAAGTTCATGTGTCGAATAGTTCCTTGTTCAAGTCGACATACTAATTGTGGAATGGAACAAAGCTCTTTATATCGATCAATACAATGTTGTACTGTAATACCTGTATCAGTTATCCAATCAGTTTGGGGGAAAATCTATAGGCAGATTACCATACAATGCAGCAGTATGTGCAACGCTTATATTTTCATCAGTAACAATATTCCAATCTTCAAAATGTATCAGTAAAGTTTTCAGGTAATTCTCCAAGATCTGCCAATCTAAATAGTCGCAATATATGTTCATCTATCATAAATTACTCCCTCCTGAGTTTTATGATCCATTAATGAGATCAACTACATCCAATATAGACATATATGGTCGTTTCTCTTTCTTATTATACGTCCAATATCCTCTCGAATTAAGGATATCTGAAATTACATTGCCACCTTTCAGTACTCCATTAACAAACTCTTTGGGTTTGATATTCAACGAATCACTTAACCCGAAAGTCGACCACTCATTTTGGATATAACACAATTGTCCTAATAATTCAATTGCTCTATCGAGTTCATAGTTTTCACTCAATTTAGCACGTACAGATTTTCTAGTAAGGGGAATATTAGGTAATAGATCGCAAGTTTGAGTAACATTATTCCCACCCAATCCAAACATCTTATTTTTCTTCAGATAATGAAAGTTACTTAACCCCGATAATATACCTTGATATTGCGAAATGATAGGATGAACAATTGGACCAGATGCATTATTCTTACATCTACACACAATAGTATCTACAAGATTTAATTCATTAGCTACACTAAACGATTCGGGATATTGACAGTTCTTATCTGAATCCTGTAATACTTTTATACCACGAGCTTCCAATAGAGTAGATGTCAAAAAAGTAAACTGACTTCCTGCATTTTTAATACTATCATTAGCTTTCATGTATTGTAAATCTTTAGGTGATTTAGAATAAGGATCTAAATCAAACTTATTTCCAATATGAGCTGTAATAATAAAATAAATTCCACCTTTAGCAGCAAGTGCAGGTATCTGTCTCATCATTTGGGTTTTCATATTCCCATCATTCATATATACAGTATTGAGTTTGGAATCTCCCAATTGATGTTTATCGTATAACTCTTCTTCTTTGAGTGAGTTGAGTTTAGATATGGAGTCAATGACAAATATCGTAGGAACAAACATAGTTCTTGGTTTGAGTGTCTTATTATCAATAAATGGAGTCTCTACTATGTAATCTTTTTTGTTCTTTACTTTATGTTCAACTAATCGTTTAATAAAAGTAAACAAAGAACTTGTATCGTGAGTAGAGTTATCCCACAAAGCTATAACATCAGGATCTATAGTAGTGTCACACATATCAACAATACGAGACTTTCCTGCTATAGAGAATTCGCTATCGTGAATCAGTAGTTCACTACCTTCATATCGAGCAGCTGCACGTACTGCTAACGATAAAGCTTCTGTCGATTTATATCGCTGAGGTCTACCGACAATACCATTGACTCTACTTAGTCCACCATTGAGAATCATATTAGATTTTCCAGGAACAAATTTACCAGTAGCAAGATCGAATTGAGTACCTGTATTGAGATATGGAGTAAATACGCTAGTTGACACATTTAATGCAGAAAGAATACCCATAAATATATAACCCTCTCTTTATAATACCATTAAGAACAACTACTCAATGTGTGTAAATAATGCATATTAACAGAACCTAAAGAAGTATTATTTTCGATCGGTAGTGTATAATTTATACACAAATTCAATATATCCATCAGCTGCTAACTTATCTGTAATATCTGAAGGATAATCATTTAAATAATATACAGTTTTAATTCCAGCATTAATCAATAACTTACAACAAGATAAACACGGTTTAGTTGTACAATATAATACAGCATCTTTAAGAGATACCCCATTATATGCTGCATTAGCAACTACATTTGCTTCAGCATGTGTAGCCATGCATCTTTCCAATTGTTCACCTGAAGGTATATCTTTTCTAAGACATGTATCTGGAGTACAATGTTCTACTCCTCTTGGTGCGCCGTTATATCCTGTTGACAAAATACGTTTATCTCTAACAGCAATCGCTCCAACTTTACGTTTGCAACATGTAGACCGCGAAGCTACCAAGGTTGCAATATCCATAAAAAATTCATCAATATCCTGTCTCATATGTATCTAACCTCATAGAAATATAGTTTATAAATTGTATATGATGCTCCAAATGTGTATATAAATATACAAAACATCAAAGAATAGATTAGAATATAGAGGGATGAGTTATAATACTCATCCCTCTATTCATACCATTAACCTATTACTTACCCGTGAGAAGTTAACGATAATGTAAATATATCAATAGGTCTATCGAATTTGTACTTATCCGTAGTTATGCTTATGACTCTATTTTCAAACAATCCAGATCTCAATACTCTAATATGACTAAAATATTGAAAATAACACAATAGAGTTCCTACAAATGCAAATTTAGTATCAGTGATATGAAGTAAACTCTTAGTGCCTTTATGATAAACTACCAACCCTACATAGATAGTATCCTCATTACCTATAGGAAAAAGTTCCATATCTAGATACTTATTTTTCGTAATCGTATTATATATCTGTTGTAGCTCTTCATATGTAAGAGGTGTAGGAAATTCACCACGAACTACTAAACTATTATCATCTTCAAAAGTCTCATATCCCCATCGCAATTTGATAGACCTAATCAGCTCTAAACAAAAATCTTTAATTTGTGTTATCATATCTTTCCTCACCATTCGACAGTTTCGGCTACCTCAGCCAAAAGAGCTTGTTTGAGTTTCGCAGGAATTCTATCACTTTTTCTTCCGAAGAATATAACTAATCCATCCAAAACAAACCAAATATTATTTAGTTTGGTATCAAGAAGAATTCCAAATTTAGAATGGTTATAGATTGGAATATATTTCAGTTTTTCTATATCGTCTACGATATCTGCCAAGTTTTCGATCTGATTTGTAATGGTATAGATTCTGACTATAGTAATACTCAAATCGATATACCTAATCAGATTTTCTATTAACAGATCTTGACAATCTAATGATATACAAAACTTTTCATCTTCTTCCATAAAATCAAATTCAAATTTAGGAGTAGTGACATCTGATGTATCCAAACGGGTAAATTCTGAAATATGTTTTAGAAAGCTATCTGTACCCAAAAACGTAAAATACTTATCTCCATAAATTACTACACCTTCTCGAGTTTCTGGAAGCATTATAGAGATATTAGAATTCTCATATAAATCAATACTATAAAACTGTGAATAGATATCATTCAAATAGGCATCAGCCCATTCAGACATACACATATTCCAATCAATTGCATCTCCTTCATCTATCAGATTAGCATTGACTAATTTGTAGTTAAACTTAGGCATAATAGATATCTCCTTATATTAAAAGATTGCATATGTAAACATATATCACTATTAGATGTATATCTATTGTAGTAATATATATCCGAGATATATACGAATCATCTTATAGGACTAATATACTAACACACAAATGGGGAAAATTATGCCTAATAGATATATGGGAAAAATGAAAGATTTTATGTCTTTCACTACTCTCTATGGGAAAGTTACTTTACATCCATCTACTACGAGAAATCTCAATGCTATAATCAAACAACTTATGCAGATATTTGATATCGAAGAATTACAAAATTTCAGAAGAGCATTAGCTGATCATTCTATCGATATCTATAATCCTCACGATACATATCTAAATGACTTAAGTAATAAGATATTACAAAGTATATATGAAAAATGGATAGCGTATGGGAATTATGATTCTTTTGAATCATTTAGAACTATATTTTTCAACGAGATACATTTGGCCGATTCTGATGATATCTTACTATCAGAAGATGAAACTCTAGCTTTGACTGTAGAAAAGTTTATCAGATTATTATATCTTTTTCATACAGGTCCACTCTATGCTCATAAACCAATATTAGATAAAATAGTATCGGGGGTCCCTGTAACCAAACCTATACTCAGATCTATCGATAGAAATATCAATCCTACCTTAGATATAGAAGAAAAATTAAATTATGGATGTGGTACTTTTGTAATCGATATAGATACCGATACTATATATACAGACACCTATTATTTAAATGTAACTCATGATGTAACTTATACGTATGAGGAATATGCTGTACCTTACTCTACTGCTATGGTTTATACTATTGAAGATATTTTACCTACATTGAGTGAAGAAGATACTTCTTGTATATTGGTAGATTACCAAAACCTATTACGACCCACTAACATAACGGAAGATGAAGATAACATAATTTCTTTAACTAATGTCATATCTATGAGTCGTAAAAGAAGTACTCCACTCAACTTAACTATAGAAGTATTTGATGGTATAGATATAGATCAGATCAATATTCCTATTTCTCCTAATAACCATAAGTTCAGTATATCTCTAAATCCTAATAGTATTACTGTAGGACGACGAAATACTCAAGGAGAAGGTGTAGTTTATTCTATACCACGAAGTACTAATCCTCATAATTTTTTAAACGATACTAAATCTACAAAAATTGAAAATGTTAAACAGTTTACTCATTATGGAACCTCTTGTTCTGATGAGGAATTGATATACTTATTAACGTAGGGAGAAAGAAATTATGTCCTTAACGCAAAAAACTGGTATAACTGGAGTATTATCCAATTGGGATGAATATTCTACTAAAAAAGCCAGTGAACATAATGAGTCACAAACTACACAATATACTGTTCCAGAGATATTGAATGAGATAAGGAAAATAAAGAAATCTTTTGATCCTCAAATCTTAGAACGGATGATGCTATTATTGGAAGATCATATTCATAATAGTAACAATCCACATAAGACTACCATCGATTCGATGGGTACGAGTGTTATTGCTGAGTTGTATAAAGAATGGACCAATTTGGGATATACCGGGAGTATAGATACTTTTATAAAGATATTATTTCAATATATAGAAATTGCAGATATCGAAACTACACGAGCTGGAGTATCCTCGAGTAAGTTAGTATCTGTAAAGGGAGCTAAACGTATTTATGATGAGCATCTGGAAGATCCAAATGCTCATAATGAAATGTTTAGAGATATGTTACCAGGGATTGTACCTAATACCTATCCTACATGGAGTATCCAGTCTATAGTAGGTGTAGATAGTGAAATCTCTGTAGAAAGACCAGCTCCTTGTATGTATCATAAGCCCGATGGATACCTAGATACTGTACCAGCCCATACTTTACCTATCGATTATTGTTATGGTGAACCTTTTTTCTCTATTTGGGGGAAAAGAAAAAATCTCATTACTCACAGTACTACATTAGAGAGTGGATCATTTTTTGGTGGATATAAGACCATATCAGATAAGATCGAATCACCAAATCATGAAATGGTAGTATCTAAATATCATGAAGATGTTACTAATATTACTAAAGAACATGGATGGTCTACTCCTACTATACCATTTGAAATAGGTAAAGTATATACTGCATCTATTTATGTATATCCTAAAGATAGATCCTATTTTACTACTCGTATACCTGACGGATTATCAGGAGAAACTGCTAGATTGCACATCAACTTAAATAATATAGATGAACGATATATACCTATACATTACGATGACACTATCAATAGTGTAGAAGTTATAAAATTTCCTAATGGTTGGTTTAGAATCATACACACATTTAAAGCACAAAAGACTATCGATACTACTATAGACTTTTTATTTTTAGATATCCTGGATGGAGATACTACATATATAGGAGACGGATGTACGTCTGGATATCTATGGCAAGGACAAGTAGAGTGTGGAGTCAATGCTTCTCCTCCTATCTTGACAGAAGATCTGTTGGTAGAACGACCAGCGACTATTGTCAAAGTACCTTTTCGTGATAAGTTTAGTCTCAAAAATGGTACTTTTGTAATAGAAGCCAAAAAGCCTAAAGATATCAAACGAAATGCTACACAATATCTCTACGCATTAGGAGATGACACTACTGCTATCATGAGTGGCAAATTTCCTATTACTCGAAATCAAGAATTATATATCGAATCCATAAATACATTTGATGAAATCCTCGATTATGCTTGGTTAGGACCTAATGTTGCAGAAACTAATACCTTTAGTTATGGGTATAATCATAAATATCATATCTATGCTGATACTGATAATCCTATCATTAGAAATACTGTAGAAGATACTTCTATTACATATTCTGAAGCTATGAGATATTTGTTGACTGATAAATATGAAGAACTGTTATATGGTAACGATAAATGTGCTATATTTGATTTTCAGAATGTACTTAAGGAATCTAATACTTCTGTATCTGGCGGTAGTACTATAGATCCAGATAGTGGTATTATCTATATTGGTAATAGTTTAAACTTTGTTGATCTAAATCCTACCGATAATATTGATATCAATGCACAACTCTGTGATTTTGTATTATCTTCAGTACTCAAAAGATCCATAGAAACATATGACGGTATTCAGAGTGTAGGTACTATAGATCTCGTAAAAGGGATTGATAGTTTAGGTACCAATACTACTATCAACAATAGAGATCAGATCTTTATTGGAAATAGTGAAGAATATGAAGATATGGATATCACTGATGATCCAAGTACTAATATCGAATTAGCTGATTATATATTAAGTACTGTGTATCCTAAGGCTAAATCTTTTTATTCAGGAAAACAGATCGCTACTATAGATTTAGTACAAGGATTGGAAACTATAGATACTACCACACTACCTGATATATGCGATACTTTATTTATCGGATCTAACATATACGGTACTGAACAATTGGATGGGTATATCAAAAGCATCACATATTATTCAAACTATAGTGATGAATTAACATCAGAATTCTTTGTAGGGGAATATATACATGAGTGATAAAATATGGGCAGACCTCACACAAGAGTGGTCTGAGATATTAGCAGATGTAGCCTCTGAACGTACCTTATATGTTGAAGGTAGTGGCGTATATGTATATATCTCAGATACTTTAGTAGAAGATTATACTACTATACTAGATAAAGATGTACGATACATAGGCGGTATTTTGAGTACTATCGATATTCCAGAAAGAGCTTTTGTATACGCCAAATCGCATCAACCTATTGGTAAAGTATTTCATTTACCTAAAGGTATGAGAGATCCAGATCAGGATATGAGAACTGTCAACGATAGAGTATCGACAGTACTAGCACAATTACTCGCACATATAGATGCTACAGGTAATGTACATGGTGTTACTAGAGAACAATTAGATCTTGATAATATACCTAATAGTATAAGTGATAATCCAACACTCAATTCTTCTGAAGTATTACTTACTACTAAGGGTAGTACTACTTTGTTTACAATTATCAACTCACATAAAGAAAATCAAAATAATCCTCATGGCATAACAAAAGCTCAGTTAGGATTGGATAAAGTAAGTAATTTACGTATTCCACTCACTGAGTCTGAAGTGATGGATATTGAAAGAAATGATCTATATGCAACTATAAAAAATGTACACGATATAGTATTTACTAGAGAACAACAGTTAGTAAATATTATACCAAATACGGTTGTAGAAGTACAGTCATTTCCACTATCAGAATCAGATTATGGAGTATGTGATCCTACAGCAAAAACTGTAGTACTTGATGATAATCAGGTAGTCTGCCCATCTGGACTGCAAGTGTCATATAGTATCGGAAATAGATATTATATCTCCCAAATAACTACCTCTTCAATGTCGATAATGAAAGAATCTATATCTCCTAGCGTAGATCCAGTTTCTGGATATCACTACATCTATGCAGATATTGATACTAATAAAAATATCAGCGGAATAGGACATACTATCCATAAACCTTACTATGGAAAATATCCTATTCCTACTGAAGGTGATTATTTCAATACATTAACTAATCGAATGTATAATTCTCAAGGTGTAGAAATATGTAGAGTATATATAGGAAAAATATATGTAGAAGAAGATAATACCTTTAGTAGTTGTATCCCTGTACCGAAAGGCTGCAGCTATACACATAAAACTAATTTATCAATTGTACCTAACCAAACATATATCTTAGATAATCCATTCTTTGAATGTGTAGATGTTATTCCTAAGATATATATCAACGGACAATGGTGTGATCCAAAGTGGAATGATCAGGTAGGCGTTATCGCTACATATGACTTTCAAAGACCTAATAATGTTATTGTCCAGACTGGATCTATGGGATTAGCTATGCCTGCAGTTTCTTCAGGAAATGCATTTACTGTAGAATCATTACCTACTACAACTACAGCAGCTGCTCCCCTTATGTTAGAGATATATAAGAGGAGAATGTAACTTATGATATACTCAGAATATAATACTGAATTAGTAGAAATATATCGCCAATTGGAAGTCATCAACGAACAGTTAGATGTAGTAGGAAATGAAGGTCTTAAAAATATCATTACTCGAATAGGAAATACCTTTGGTAGTATATTCAATACCTTTGTAACTATTACAACTAAACTCCATAAAACTACTAAACGAGGTGAACTCAAGTGGTATAAAGAATCTAACTTGTTTACAGTCAAACAGATATACAAATTGTCATATACGGAACTAGTGCATGTAAATTTACCTATACCTAGAGGTATGAAATCTGACTATTTAGAATATACAAATACATTAGAATCTTCTTTAGAATATATCAATATGGAATCTACAGTCAGACTCTTAGAGATGACTATAAAAGATATCCACGATACCATCTTGGAAGGTAATAGTGATATTAGTCAGATTATTAAAAATGCTAATAATTTGATAGATAATAAAGTTACAGCTAAGATACAGAAAGATATGTCTAAAGTAGATAATCCAAAGTATAAAGAAAAAGAAAAGACTTATGGAGATCTCTTTAAGTCTACTAATGAATTTAATGATCTATTAGCTAGATTAATTGATATGGAGAAATATTACGATCAAACTAATCGTATTATTAAAAAATTGGATACTATAGAAAAGTATATGCAAAACATTATAGATTCCAAAGATATTGAAAAGGTAACAAAGTCAGATCTACAGACCTTAAGTAATTTAGCATATACCTATGCTAAGTCTTTTGATATTTATGGAATGTTAGTATATAACCTACAACGGGTAGAACATAACTTTGTAGAATGTATGAAAACTATAGCTTTACAAAAACATATAGGGTAAAGATGTATAGAGTACTCCCTCTCTTGTAGAGGGAGTACTCTATACATTATTTCATCTTTTACTATATAACTTATTAGCTTTGTCTAATACTTCATCTAATTTCTGTTTCTCTTCTTCTGTTCCTTTTGTAATTATCCGTAACCTTTCATTTATGCTATAATACTTAGATACATATTCTTCTATCAACGTATCTTTATCTTTAGGTGGTACTGACCAACTTCCGTCAGGTCGAGCTATACCATTATGGATATTGGGACCTATCATTTCAATATAATGAGGTTGTGGAAATCGTTGTGCACATACACTTACAGTTTTTCCTATAACACCATAATACTTCATAGACATACATAATCCTCACTTAATATATATTTTTTATATAGAATAATCAAATGCTTTCATAATTTTTCGTGGAGTAGTTGGAATATTAGGTACTCGAAAATACCAACTACCATCAGTATATCCAAATTTATAACAAAGAACATTTGTATCTAGAGTTTGTTGATATTCATCCAGACTAATGATTAGGTTATTAGTTCTAGCATAGTTAAGGAGTGATGTATATGCATTAGCATCTAATGATTGACCTTCCAATCTGACATATCCATAAGGTACTATATCGGATACTGATTCAATAATTGCTCCTATAGGATTAGCATCGACACTATTCAGATCTTGATATACTCCAGCATCTACCATCTCGTAGATATCTAATTCATAGCTCACAGGACTATGGTCTCTAGATACTACTACTAGATCACATAGGGTATATTGAGCATCTAATAGACTAGTCATCATATCCCTAGTAGGTACTCCAGTTATATTAAGTTTAGTAGGGATATTATCTCCTACTTTATATACTAATATATCTCCACTAATAAATAAGGAATCTGTATCTAATTCTAACTTTCCAATACCATTAATGTAATCGGGATTTGGTGTCAAAACTATACAATCATCTTCAAAGGTATCTGATATAGCATAAATAGTATCATTTGTAGTATAATCTATTATAGATACATAGTCTGTAATAAAAGAGATATCAGTAAGATCAAGATACGCTAATTCACTATCTCCTCTATGAGGATCGTTAACTATTTGTGGATATGATCTATCTACAAATAGATCTACTGTCGTCGAAGTAGGTATAGCAACTCGTAATCTGAATCCTAAATTATACAAACTAGCAGTATCCATACATTTGAGGTGTATACTATATTTTTTACCTGGAACTATAGAGATATATTGATTTTCGTATGAATTATCTACTATCAACTTAGAAATAGGTGTGGAATATAATTGGATAGGTTTATTAAAATTGACATCCAATTCCTTATATAACAATTTCTTAGTTTTTAATGGTGTCATATATAGATTATCAGCATATCCTAACTCAGCATCTTCTGTAGTTGCAGGAGAATAATTTTCTACATTACCGAGATCTATATCTGATTTAGATAAATTATGTACATTACCTGTAGCAGTTCTGTGTAAAGTAAATTCAGTCTTTACTGTATTTATTAGAGTAGATAATGTAGAAAGTGTATTGTACAATATATGAGTCAATTTAGTAGTAGCTAAAGTTGTACTACTATCAATAGTCGGATCGTCACTAATATTATTAGGTATATTACCAAGATCTAATTGATCTTTAGTCATACCGTGAGGATTATTTTCATCATCGAGATGAGATTGATAAATAGGATGGATATGATCTCTAGTAGCAGCATCTATGATACTACAAGTTATATCGTGAGGATTATCCTTATCGTTCTTATGATCATTTACTACTTGAGCAACTTGCGATACTACTTGATTTGTATATTGTTTTAGAGTATTATCTAATTGTGATATAGCATTATTGAGTTCATCATTAGATACACTATCATCATTACCTGTAATGATATAATTGATCATATACTCAAGATAGTTGGTCAAAGACTCTTTTACATGACACATATATACTTGAGATATCTGTACTATATCAGTAGCTATAGTATCTGTAATGGATACAGATAGGGAAGAATTATAGATATTATCTATATCATATGTAACAGTATGCTTTCCCACACTCTCTATATTCTTAATGACAATATCATCTATTTTGATATCTACATGACCACTATCTAATCTTGGTATGTCGAGTACTAATACATATTTTCCAGTATATGTATAAATATTATTATTCGATAGTTTTAGATATCCGACATTCGATTGATTAGGACTTTCATATGTAGCTAGATGATTATTGATATAGATATCTTTAGTTTTCCATTCTTTTGTATTTGGAACTATAGATATCAGAGGTTCAGATATAACAGGAACAAAATTAAAATCGTTAAGTTGTGCAGATAATGTAGATATCAGCATATCTATCTTATTAGCATAAGCCTTAACTGCTCCTACAGATGCAATATCTGTAGAAAGAGTATCTTCTAACGAATCACCTACTCCACTGATATGTTTATCGTTTAGAATTATATTTTTTATATTTAGATTATCTAAAAATCCTGAAGAACTATCGAATTGTTTATCTGAAAAAGAACTCATAAAGTATAACTCCTTTAGTTCGATTTAAACGACTTATATAAGATGGATATAGAACAGCCCTTCTACTTGAAGAGCTGTTCTAGATATCTCTTATATGTAGTTAGTTTATAATATACAACATTTAGTTATTGTAATTATAAATCCTAGAATAATACCAATCACTATTCCAGCACTTATAATGAGAGGAATAAATACTGAATTTCTTACTCTATTGTACATATATTGTAATTTCTTAATGATTATATTCATAACACCACCCCGTTACAAATTAGTTTACTAAAAAAATAATACACCTATAAGATGTTTTATGATATGTACTACAAGTAGAGTCCAAAATGGACTCTACTTGTAGTACACATTACTAAGCTTTTAACACCCGATATATCTCAACCAATGATCGAGATGTTTTCTGTTTTTCATAACCGTATCGATCTTCTTATTGTCAAGCCTAAAGAAGTCAATTGGGTTACGAGGCATTGTACTGAGAGAAGTGATATCTGCTACTTTGAAGATCTTCTGGATGGCATATGTTTCGTCTTCAGGAACTTCACTCTTAGTAGCATTTGTCGGAGAATTCAAAACAGCTACATACATAGTGTATGTCTGGTTCTTACCAATACACACTTCATCCTTTACTAGATACTGACGAACTGGAGTATAGGAATATGGCTGAAGAATTTCAGAAGCAAATCGCTTTACTTGATACATACACCCCTCAATGGTGTCACACTCCTCAGCTTCACTATCAATAACCGTATCCAGTTTGGCGATTGGATAAATCTTCTCAGCCTGCTGGTGAGACTTGTTAGCGAATGCCCAAGGATTCATATAGACTGCATATGTACAATCCAAGATTGACAACTTTTCAAGAGTAGCGTCAATGATGTTACTATATATATCATCACCAGTACCAGCTCCACCAACCCAATTCTCGATATATGAAGCAACCAACTTTCCCTGAATCATGGGATTTTCAGGATACGCTTCATCTTTAAAGATGTTGGTAATTTCAAATACCAATACCAACTTACGTCCCTGATCAACTGAACCAATAGAAAACACACAACCTTCCCATACATTGGTTATGCCTTGTCGAGCATTTGGCTTAGGATGACGACGGAAGAAGTTGGGTCGCTCAATCATCTTTCCACCCGGTAGTCCAATCAGCATGGTAAGTCCACGTTCACTATTACCACCGCCCATTTCCCAGAGACAAACAGCATCTCCAGCCTTGATATCGCCAGGGATAACGATCGTACTTACATTATCCATATCCCTATTGGCCATCTGAATAATCGAGCTGATATTTGGAGTAACATAATTACCATTACCCCGAGGATTGTTAATGAAGTAATTAACTGCCATCTTTTCTGCAACATTCTCAGCATTGCGCATACTAGTCTCCTTGTAAAAATTAGTTAATAGATATACTTTTACTCACATATGTAATATATATCCAAAAGTATTTTAAATATATTTACATTTTACTACATATATAAATATTCAAACTACCCAAACTTGTACATATGATTACACATATATGTTTTATAATATTCAATATAATAAATTTACCATTCCCTAAAACAATTGATACTAAACATATCAGGAGTAGTGGTTTTTATATATATCTTATCTCTAGTAATGGCTTCTATAGATGCTTGTGGAGGAATAATAGAACTTGAACGTTTTAAACAATTCAGATCTACATCTAGAGATTTAGTACCAAAAGGATTCATCACGCTATATATACGATTAGCTTGTGTATTAGAAAATCCATTGATAGGTATATTTACTGAATCTCCGATAGGATATGAATATATCTGATATCCACCATGAGCTCGCTTATAGATGATACCTAAATACTTTCTAGCTATACCATCAGACCAAGTATATTTATTGATATTATAAAAGTTAGAAGTTAAAGATACTTTTAATAGATTTATTTTAATTTCTGCTCCTGAATTATTAGTAAGGTGTAATATCAATTCTGTAATAGTTCTATCAATATCTACAGATAAGTAAACATGTTTATCGTTATCATTAATAGTATCTGGAATAAATTGAGTATTAGTAAATATAGTTATTGTATTACCTGAAATATCTTTACCTTCGACTATTATAGAAGATGGAATATAATCTAACTCATCTTTATTAAACATCAATGTAATGTCTGATACTTTTCTACCTGTTCTAAAATTGTGTGTAATAGTAACTGCACTTGTCCCTAATTCTGAACTATAACTTTCACTATCTTCCTGATATATATATTGGATAGGATAGTTAGGATGTTCAGAAGTAGTAGAGAGAATACCATAAAATTCATCATCAGTATCGGTAGCATATCCGCCATCTAAAAATGGATCTACTCCTCTATCTTTTATTCCATACTGAGGAGGAATACCAGTAACAGATATCGTTGGAGTATCGGTCATTTCTAATGCTACAAAATAAGGATGATCTATAGCCATATCAGATAATGTAAATTTACAATCTTCATCCGATAATGTATATGTTTGAATAGCAGATTCACCTTCATAAGTAAAAGTGATATCTTTATTTATAGCAAATTGATCTACATTGACATCGTCGAATAATATATCAAATGAAAATTTCCAATCAGCTTTGATAGATAGAGTTTCTACAGCTAAACCTAATTTAGTCGTATACTTGTATGTATCCAATTCACTTGATAGATCTAAGATATATGAAGTACTTCCTTCTTCCCACGGTATCTGATATGTTCTAATAGATTGATTATCTTTTATCAATCGAATCATAGTAGGATATGGAGCATCCAAATCTCTTTTTACTTCTACACTCTTGATATCTCTAGGTGTATGTAATCTATAATTGATTATAACTGGAGTATATGGAATATTTGGATCTTGTATAAATTGAGTATATTTATTTCTCTGTACTGCGTGGTATAACTCACTAGCATCATCTACTATTCCATTACTAGTAATCATACCAGAAGAAAGATCATAAAGACTATCAGTTTCGTGAGTGAGATTACCAGTTTTTATAATAGCTGTAGGTAGATTGATATTAGTATGTTCATAAGATTCAGGTATAAACCCTAAAGGAGCATCTAACACTATAGATGGCTTAGTAACTTTGGGTGTAATGATATCAGTCTTAAGAAGGTATCTATCATCATGATGATGATCTTCTGGAGATGCTCCTATACTTTCTGGAGTATGTGTATGGTTAGTTTTAGCTGCTCCGATACTCTCAGGGGTATGTGTATGATCTTCTGGAGCTGCACCACATTCGTATGGTGTATGTGTATGTACACGATGAGCAGCACGTATCTTATCTGGGGTAATATTATGAGGATTTACAGTTAGCTTATGAGCTTCTAATTGACTTAAGATATCACTATCTGACGATTCAGTAATATCTAAAATCGTAGTTTGTAAGTTAGCTAATTCTGAGAATAGCTTTGATAAAGTAACAAATGATGTAAGATCATTGTCTACAGAAAATGCTTTTAATCTTTCATTGATATATTGTTCTAATCGTGTACTCACATAATGGAATTTGATATTTGAAATGATAACAGTATCGCCTATAGTTACATCTTTTGCTACTATACTAAATTCATCTAAAGTAAGATTAGTAGTTGTTACAAAAACGACATGTGTACCTGCTGAAGTTAGAGTACCAAAAGTATATCCATCATTGTTAACTATATCTACATATCCACTATCTAACCTATCAATAGTAAATACTAAAAAGTATACTCCTAAAGATGTCAAAATAGAATTAGGTATACGAATATAGTTAGAGAGTGATGTTCCTGTATATACTAACTTATTATTGTCATTTATATACTCTTTTATTTCATATCCTTTTTCTGGATCTATAGAAGTATCGACTAAGGTACTAGAAGTCAAGGAACCAGTAATAACTGAATCAAAAGAATCTTCAACACTTTTATTGATAGCAACTTCTTGTATGTCTTTATCTAGCTTTATATATAGATCATTTAAAGCTTTAGCTGTTGCTAGTGCTAAGATATTATTTTCTGTATATTCATAAGAGATTTTATTTACTACCACACCACCTATGGATAATTCATTAGTAATTACTTTGTCAGTAGTTACTTGTTGTTGATCAACACTGGAATCTGCCATATCAAAGTTCTCCTTTAAATTGATATCTATATAGATCTTTATATATTATGGATAATATTGTACATTTATAAGTTCAACAATCTTATATATACAGCAAATATATAAATGTAGGATTTTTATATTTTATAACTTTCATTTTACCCTCGAAAACAAGGAGAAGTCCAAAATGGCCCAAATACAAAATATGGATGCTATCATTCAATTGTCCAAAGGTTCAAATATACCTTGGGACCCTGCTTCTGGTACACCCATTCCTCTCAATAAATTAGTATATGATACTGAGACTCGTATAGTAAAACGAGGTGATGGTGTTAGCTATTTTGACACTTTACCAGTTTGGTTAGATCTGAATAACTTAGAAGATATCAGTACATTCTTTCAAGATACTTTTATATCTACAGAAGAAGTTGATGTAGATCATCTGTTGATTGTCAATGGTGATGGCAAAGTGGAAGCAGCATCGACTGATAAAGTAGAATTATTACAGCAGATGGATCTTACTAATACTTTGTTAGATTATGCTGATGTAGATCACATCCATGAAGTTATTGATCTCATCAATGCTGGTGCAGTATTTACTAAATCTGTAGGTGTAAACCCAGGTCAAGTACCCGTAGTTGGTAGTAGTGGTAAATTACCAGAGATCCTTTTCGACTCTACTACTACTATGTCTGAAGCTAGTTCTGATATGTTGAGTTATATGGTACTCACTAGAGCATCTAAAGATCTCTTGAGTAAAGGCGAATTAGCTGATGGATATTACGATGAGTTTATCGATAATGTTGGATTAGAAACTTATAACGGTACAACATATCCAGACTATGTAGAATTGTCTACTACTGAACCTGTTTGTGTAGAATCTAAAAGTGTATCTAGTGCTCCTATAGAGTTGGATGCTGCTCATGTTATGTTACGAGGTAAATTTGGAGATGTCATAAATGTAGATCTCAAAGTAGAGATGTCTAAAAATGATGGGTACAATTGGTGTCCTGTACATCTCAAAGAATTACCTATGAGTAATAGTCAGATCAAATGTTATAGTGGAGATGCTGACTTTAATGGTAAAGTAGAAGGTGGAACATTTGAAATAGCAAATGCTGAATTGGAAGATCTGAAAGGCGATATTGGACACTTTACTGTAGATCTGGCAGATGAGAGTGGTCATTTTGATAATGCTATCAATAGCAAAATCGTAGTAGGAAGTACTATCTATACTGATAGAGGAAATGTAACTATCAGCGAAATCGTTGGCGATGGAACTAGTTTGAATGGTGTCAAAATCGTAGGTACCCTTTCAGC